CAAGGCAAAGTAATGATTGACAGCCAATACCTAACGACCACACCACACAGCAACCCCTTAACCAGTTGCTCAGTCGCTACCACGACGCGAGTGTATTCAGACGCAGCGTTAGTGAAAATGATCGGATGATTAATGAGTGGATCGCCCGCCTGCAAGGGCAATGCCCAAGTGTAAATAAGCGCGTGTTTGGTGCCGCAGAATTGGCAGCACTGGACAAAACCCTTACCGGACAAACGCCCAGTTTGTACGTTATCCCGATAAGCGAGCAAGCCAAAAGCCGTATTATTGGCGAGTTTTACACAGAAAACACCCTGCTAACAATAGCCATTGTCACGACCGTTAGAAATGTCCAAGACAGCCGAGGACAAGGCGCACACCAACAGCTAGAACCGGTTAGAAACGAGATAAAAGCCGCCCTGTGTGGCTGGCAAGAGAGCACGATGACTCACCCTGTGCATTTTATTCAAGGTCGTATCGCCAGCTATGACAATCAATTGTTGCGCTATATCGACGTATACACGACCCACACCAGCTTTAGACAGCCCGTTAAACTTTAGGACGCATTATGAAACTCTACAATCCATGTAAAACCAGCCTTAACCTAAATGGCATCACCTATACCGCAGACGAAAACGGCATTATTACTGTACCCGATGACCAGCTCAACTCTAGCGTATGGACGCAAGGCTTTATCAGTGCCCACAACCTAGACCACCGTGCCGCCGTCACCGAAGCACAAAGCGTAGCGCCGCCAGAACCCGTGCTAAGCCCTAGCCCTGCACCCGCAGAAAACCCTAACACCACTAAAAGCAAATAAAAGGAACACACTATGATAGCCTCTCCACAAGTAGTCTTTGGCTCAGGACACATCCACATTACCCAAATTAAAGACGCACAAGGCAACCTGTTAACGCCCCCGCAAGTGATTGCCGCGCCTGCTGTAACCAACGTCTCCGCCGACTTTGGTAAAGCCGATGTTAAAACCATGACAGGGCAGCGCGAATTTGCGATCCATGCCGCACAAGGTAAAAAATCCACCGAAATATCATTTGAATGCGGTGAACTCTATGTGCAGATGCTTAACAGTTTATATTTTGGGCAAACCGTAATTGGCGGCTCACATGCCATATACCGCGACGCTCAGGGCACTGTCTTACCCGAAAGCTACAGCAAGAACCACCTAATTTACAGCAAAAAAGCCCTTAATTTATCTGCGTTTAACGCGCACATCAGTGCCGCCGCCGATGCAACAGGCACAGCACTTAACACCGATAAATACTCCGTAACCAATGGCGTGTATACCTTTGATAAAAGTCTATACAACACCAAAATAAGCTTAACGTACAGTGTAAAAAACACGACCACAAGCGGCGTTACCACTGTCACCGCAAGCTTATCCGTGCCCGCCATTCTTAGCGTAGATGTGACTGATTTAGTTAGCATCAGCAGCTTAAAAATAGGCGACACTACTTTAGGTAAGGATCCGTACAACAGCAGTGCAGCACTTGCCGATAATCACTATATGCTATCACCAGATGGCTTGCTAATGATTAAAACCAGTTTAACAGGCTCCGCCAGCCTCACTGTAACACTTAACAATGTTAGGGAAAGCGGTAAGGATTTACCTGTAAAGCTAACGCTTGACAGCTTACCTGCCGATGACGCCAGCATTTTAATTGACCCGCCAGCCAGTGCAAAATTTAAAGCCGACCATGGCGTAAGCTTAGCAGGCATCGCCATGACTAAAGTCACCACTACACCGTTAACAGGTCAATATAGCGTTGATGCGACTGGACGCTACACCTTTAATGCCGCTGATAACGGCAAAAAAATAACAATCAGTTACACCACTACCGTTATGTTTTACAGTGTAACGCCTCCTAACAATGGCAGCTTTGTACGAGATAAAGGCGTGCGTAACAGCCAAGGCTTGCCGTTAACGCGGGTTATCTCTGGCGACGCGTTACTGCCCAACCAATATGCAGTAACCGTAACGGGCTCGTATTACTTTGACGACACCGCGTTTGGGGAAAAATATTACCTTGATTATGAATACAAAAGCACTGACGGGGCAACGTTAGTGATACAAAATAACGACATGGGTTCAACGCCCTTGGTAGCCATTGACATCTCAGGCAAAGCCGAAGGGCAAGAGTGGTTAATAAGCTATCCCAAAGCCGTGCCTAAAGCGTTTGGTTTTGCAACAAAACTGGATGATTTTGGCAGTTATAAAATCACCTATGAAGTGATCGCCGATAGAGTATCGGGCGAAGTCGGCACGGTTTACATGACCGCGTAATAGCTATCACTATCTATACGTAGAGACGCGCTACCTCGCGTCTCTACGCCATTATTTTATTGATTATCCGCCAATGACCCTAACACTCTTCTTAGCAGGTAAGCCACGGCAGCTTAACGAACCCGTCTTTAAGCAACTAAAAATCATCATCAGCGCCTATAACCAACTGGCTAACAGCACCGACCAAAGCGACCACCTCAGCACCATCACTGCCTTACTGAAGGCGGTAACAGCCGAAAAAATAAGCGTAACAAAGCTTAAAACAGGCGAACTCGAACAGTTACTGAAGGCACTGCCTGAACTGTGTCAACTCAGCCAGGTAGACGATACAAAAACCGGCAAACCGTTTAATTGGGGCGACATTTACGCACACTTATCAAGCTGCTACGGCTGGACGTATGACAACATTGACAACCACATGACCCTAAGCCGTTTACACGAATACGAGGCTTACCAGCGCGAAAATCCGCCCACCCACTTACTTGTCAAAGCGTATTTGGGCTATGAATACCACGATCAAAAAGCCGGTAATGCGTTCTTAGCAACGATTGCCGCACAGGTTAAAGGAGCAACTAAGCAATGAGCGATTTAAGTCTACGCGTTATTATCAGAGCAGTTACCGATCAGTTTACAGCGGCGATCAATGGCGCACGCGCTTCATTAGCCGATTTATCCAACGGCGCTAATCAATCAAATACAACCCTAGGTGGCTTTCATAACCGCATAAATGGTATGAGTCGATCAGTGCTTGATTTTGCTGGCACGTTGCGAAGCATGGCGTCAGGGGTTTCATTGCTCGCTTTAGCGTTTGGCGTTAAAGAATTAATCCAGTTTGCTGATAGTCTTCGATTGATTGAAGGCAGGGTAAAAAATGCCAGTTCAGGCATTGCTAATTTTAAAGCCAACTATGCTGGTCTTATTGCTATATCCATGCGCTCCGGCACATCGTTTGCTGAAAATGCGCAAATGTTCGCGCGAATCAATGCGGGCATATTGGCAATGGGTGGCACGTCAAAAGACACCTTGCAGCAAGTCGATCTATTAGCAAAAGGCTTGGTTATTTCCGGTGCAGGCGCAGCAGAATCCGCATCAACGATACGCCAATGGTCGCAGGCGATGGCTTCCGGTTTATTGCGCGGCGATGAATTCAATAGCATCATGGAGAATAGCCCTAGAATTGCTAAGGCGTTATCTGATGCGTTGCACGTCAATATCGGTGTTTTAAGAACAATGGCAGAAGCCGGTGAGTTGACTGCCGCCAAAGTAGCCATTGCCTTAGCATCACAAGCTAAAACGCTTGACGAAGAATATAAGAAAATGCCGGTGTCTATCGGCATGGCATTTGAGAAAATAAAAACCGCATTCGGGCAATATGTCGCTGATGCCGACAAAGGCGCTGGGGCGACTCACGGCATTGCTTCCAGCATGGAGCTGTTAGCGCAAAACATGACCGCCGTCATGGCGACCTTGGTTACAGCGGGGAAAATAGTCGCCGTTATCTTTACCGGTGCGGCTATAAGCGGCATTAGTGCTTATCTGGCTGCGCAATGGCGCGTTAATCAAGCAACCCGTGCATTAATGGCGATAACGTCAGCACATGCGCAAGCGTTAATGATGGATTTGCAGCGCACTGTCGCATTAACCACGGCTAGAGTTGTTCAGATTCAAACCGATATAGCCGCCACGCAAGCCACCTTAGCCGGAACGCTGTCAATGGGTGCGCGGATGGCGGTAATGAATACGCTTAACCTGCAAACCCAAGCCTTAACAGCGGCAACAATAGCCCAAGCCGAAGCTAACGCCGCATTAACTGCATCATCATGGACATTAGCCAGCGCATTAAAAGCGTTGCCGTTCGCGGCTTTAAATTTGGCAATGGCTGCAGTATCAGGCTACATGGTGGGCGAGTGGCTCAATAGTTTTAAAGAAGTAAGAAAGGGCGCATTAATCGCGATTGATGGCATTGTTTCGGCGTATGAATGGCTGGCACATGCCGCACAAAAAGCCGCGATTTACCTAGATTTCAAGCCAAAATCAGGCGCTGAAGGCTGGAAAAAATTACAGCAAGCCGTTGCTGAACTAGATGCTCAGTACGCTGCTGGCAAGCAAGTTAGAGCCGACACGCTGGAAAGTTTATTAAATGAAGCGGACGCCAATCAAGCCGTTGCTGATGCTTTGGATGTTAATGCTAAATCACTGGAAAACCTAAAAACACCAGAGGAAACTTTTAAGGAAAAAGCCAAAGCCTTAACTGAAGAATTTAACAAACAAGGTAAAGCCGCTAAAGAAAGCGCATTAGGGTTAGAAACTTATAAAAACACCTTGCTGTCTTTACATGCAGCAATGCAAGCTGATCTTGAAAAAAACAAAACCCCCTTTGAAAAGGAACGGGATAAGCTCGAAGACAAGGCTTTCGCCCAAAGCCATACGCCAGCCGAAACCCAGCGACGCGAATACTTAAAGACCAACACCGCCGAAGAAACCGATGCGCTGATGGCTTTATGGGAAAAAACTAAGGATGGTCAAAAGGAAGTCGCTGAAGAGGCTAAAGCGCTCACTAAAGAAACGCTAGAGGCTCATCTTGCGGCGATTAAAACCCAGCAAGACGCGTTAAAAACAACAAATGAATACGATTTAAAACAAGTCGCCAACACTTACGCCGCTAAGGAATTAGAGCTAAAACAGCAATACAATAGCGAGCTAATCACTAAGCAACAACTTGATAGCCAACTGCTTGATCTGGAGCGATCAAAAGCCGCCGAAGAACTGGACATCAAGCGCAAACTGACCGCGCAAACCACTCAGCTCGAGCTTGATGCGATTAACGCCAAGATACAGGCTGCGCAAGCCAGCGGTGGCGGTAATTATGACGGTTTGATTAGTGCAGCGACACAAAAGCATGGCTTGCCTGATGGCTTAGTTCGTGCGGTGATGCAGCGTGAAAGTAGCGGCAATCCAAATGCCGTATCCGATGCAGGCGCACAAGGGTTAATGGGGTTAATGCCGGGCACTGCAAAAGATTTAGGTGTAACCGATAGCTTTGACCCAGCGCAAAACATTGAAGCCGGTGCGCGTTACTTGAAACAAATGTTGACCGCATTTAAAGGCGACATGAACGCCGCACTAATGGCGTATAACGCAGGAGAAACAGGCGTTAAGCGAGTTAATGGCGACTATAGCAAGCTCGCTAAAGAAACTCAGCAATATCCCGGTCTAGTTAAAGCCGAAATGCAAGCGCCAACGGGTAGCGCATCATCAGCCGATAACGTCAAATTAAAAGCTTTATACGCTGAACGCGAAGCGATACAAGCCGAAGCCCTAGCCGCTTCAAAAAGTTTAGGGCAAGAAGAACAAGCCAATGCGTTAGAGCAATCTGCCGCCGAATTAGCGATTAAAAAAGCCGCGCTAGATCAGCAAAAACAATTAGACGAAGAAGCCGCTAATGCCGCGCACGATGCTGCACTGTCTGAAATAGACGCTAAAGCTACCGCCTCAGAACAAGAACTAGCCTTAGGTAATATCACCCAACAAGAACACCTGGCTAACCTGCGCCAATTTGCCACCGAACGGCTGCAAATTGAACTTGATCTACTCGATGCCAAGCGTGCCTTATTAGGCGAAGATAAACTGGCCTTAGCGCAAAACCTCCATGCTAAAGAAGCCTTGGTTCGCGGCTATAACGCCACCCAAAAAGGCTTAGACAACAAAGAAGCGCAAGACAAAAAAGCCGCGTTTAAATCAATGTTTCAACCCTTTGAAACCGCCATGGATGGCATGGTGCAGGGGGTATTAACCGGACAGCAAACTATCGGCAAGGCGGTTAAAAACGCAGCCGCGTCTATCGTGACCAGTTATGCAGCGAGTTTTGTTAAAGCCCGCATTATGAATACTGCCCAATGGCTTTGGGAAGTGTCTGGGTTCGCGGGGAAAGAAGCCAAAAAGAAAGCGATAGAAAATGGCTCTGAGATCTGGCGTGGCTTGATGTGGGTTAAACGCAAGGCATTACTAGCGGGACAATGGCTGTTTGAAACGCTGGGGTTTAGCGCCAAAGAGGCGACTAAAACAGGAGTAGCTACAGCAGGGACTTTAGCCAGAACGTCAAAAGAAGAATTAGGCGTATTAGCAAAAATAGGGCTATGGATTGCTGAAACATTAGGGTTTACCACAAAAGAAGCCGAAAAGACAGTGGTAGCAACGGCTGCAAATGCTACACAAGTCGTTCAAAATGTAGCTTTAGCCGCTAGTTATGCCGGTGTTGCTGGTGCGGCTGGTGTAGCGAGCGCGGCAGCTATCCCTCTCGTCGGTTGGGCATTAGCTCCATCAGCGGGGGTGCTGGATTATAGCGCGGCAATGGGTTTTGCGGCTTTGTCATCAGCCAAAGGCGGTGAATGGCAAGTAGGCCAAGACGGCAGCCCGTATATTCTGCATGAAAAAGAATCCGTGTTACCCGCTGGCGTTGCCGACAACTTCCGCAAAGTCGTTAATATTGTTAAATCCTCGGTTAATACTGAGGATTCAACTGATAAAACAAGCGTTGCCGATAACTTCCGCAAAGTCGTTAATAAGGTGCAGGGCAATATCCCTATTGAGCCGCCCTCAGTAACCATTAACCGGCTTTTTGACAGCGGACAGATACCCAAACAACTCGGCTTGCCCAGTCATGCGATAAACTTTGCTAACAACTCCCAACAAGCCGCTAATCACTTGGCAAAAGATAGAAGCAACGCCGATAAAGAGCGGCAAAGCATCGTCAATAACAAGCAAGAAGCCACCACCATCAATATGCACGGCATCATGCTCTCGCCTGAAGACTTCCTAGAAAAACACGGCAAAACCATTGTTAAAGTCGCCCAAAAACAAGCACGCAACTTTAACACAGGCAAAAAATCATGAGCTTAGCCGTATTCCCCCGCTTAGATGGGTTAGAGTGGAACATAAACCGCCGCAGTGACTTTAAAACCAGCATTTTTGAAGCCCTCTCCGGCAAAGAAAGCCGCTTCAAACTGCGTCAAACACCCAAAACCACGTTTAAACTTTCCTATGAATTTTTAATTGAAGATAACGCCGAGCAGCAGATGACCCAGCTCTTAAGCTTTATGTATAACCGCTGCGGCAGTTATGGCGCGTTTTTATATGAAGATGAAAACGATTGCAGCGTGAGTAATCATTATTGTGGGGTAAGTGCGGGCAGTGGCGCACCTAATCCATTTCAGCTAACGCGCACACAAGGCGAGTTAACCGAAGCCGTAGAAAACTTAAACGGTGAGCCAACGATTTATGTAAACGGCAACGTGCAAGAGACAACAGTCTATAGCATTACCAATACCGGACTGATCACCTTTACTAATCCGACCGAAGGCAAGGCCATAAGCTGGACCGGACGCTATTACTACAGGTGTAGATTTTTACAAGATGGCTACGATTTCACTCAGTTAATGAAAGACTTGCACGAGTGCCGAGAGATAGAATTTATCGGGGCCTTAAGCAACAAAGTATAACGTAGACTCGTGCTGGGCTGTTTGGTCACGCTATTATTAATGAATAATTATTCACCTAGGTCAGTAATGAAAACAAAACTTTTACCCGCTCTTGCCAACAATCAACGCTTAAGCGACGGCACCATCGCCGAACTGGTTACCCTGCGCCTACACAACGGCAATACCGTGCGCTGGACCACTGCCGACTTAAACTTAACCCATCAAGGCAACAGTTACCCCGCCACCGCCTTTAATAGCGAGCGCAGCCGTTGCAGCACCCGCGTGGGCATTGAGGTAGATGAAGTCACCTTAAGCCTCTACCCCACCGCAGAACAACGCCTAAACGGACTGCTCTTGCCAGAATTTACCAACCAAGGCGGCTTTGACAATGCATGGTTAACGCTAATCAGATCCCATGCCGACTATGCCGTGCACCTCTTTGAAGGGCTGATCACCGACGCCAAAGCCGACCGCACCGTTATCGAGCTTACCGCCAGCACGGCCACCGTGCTGTTAAACCTCGACATGCCGCGCAACGTCTATACCGCAGGCTGCCTGCATAGCTTATTTGATCAAGGCTGTGGGCTAAGCAAAGCCAGCTACAAAAAAAGCAGCAGCGTAGCAGATGGCTCAACACAGCGCCTTATCAACACCGCCTTAACCGACCCCGATAACTATTACGAATTAGGCACATTAAGTTTTACTAGCGGCCTTAACAAAGGACTCACCCGCACCATAAAAGCCCATACGCTAACACAGGGACAGATCACCCTTTCCATGCCACTGCCAAACGTCCCCGCCGTTGGCGACAGCTTTGAGCTGTACCCTGGCTGCAATAAACTCTTTGCCACCTGCTCAGAAAAATTTAATAATTCAGCACAGTATCGCGGCTTCCCCTATATGCCCGTCCCCGAGGCCAGTGTATGACAGACGACCAGTGCCAAGCCGTCATCGCCGAAGCCCAACGTTGGCTGGGCGCACGCTGGCATCACGAAGCCTGCGTGCCCTATTATGCCTGCGACTGCGCACAGCTCTTGGTCGCCGTGTACAGCACCGTCGGCATCATCGAACGCCCACGCATAGATGCCTACTCACGGCAATGGGCGCTGCATCAACACGAAGAAAAATTCTTGGCCGTGGTGGAACGCTACGCCCACCCCACCGATACCCCACAACCCAGCGACATAGCGGTATGGAAAATTGGCCGCACCTACAGCCATGGCGCGAGTGTTATCAACTGGCCAACAATCCTGCACGCGGACATCAAAGCTGGTGTCGTGCATGCCAACGCCAGCACCGGCTATTTAGCCGACCGCAAGGTAAAATTTTACCGCGTGAGAGGCGAGGCGGCCACAATATGAAGCCGTTCATCTGCCCATATCAGCTTAAAAAGCCTACACTCACTCCAAGAAAACTCTCAGTTGGCAGACTAAGACACACTGTCGGATAATAAAAGAGGAATATCATGGCGTTAATTAAAAGTGCAAAAACCCAGGTCTATGGCTTAACTGCTGATTTAGCTGCTTTACAAGCGGCAGATGCGTTAGAGGCGACTACACGTGCGGCTGCGATTACAGCTTTACAAACTAATATTACAGCAGAAGCGACGACAGCACGTGCTGCTGAAACTACGCTAACCACTAACTTATCGACTGAAGTTAGTGCTAGAGCGGCGGCAATTACTTCAACAATTGCCGGTAACGTAGCCTCAGCAACAGTTTTGCAAACTGCGCGTACAATCAATGGCATTAGCTTTAACGGCAGTGCTAACATCACCATTAACGCAATTGACTCCACTGCACGTATTGCTTCAAGTTTAATCGGCGCTGCAAACGGTGTCGTGCCTTTAGACGCTACATCAAAAATCTTAGCGACGTACTTGCCTTCATACGTTGATGATGTTGTGGAAGCCGCCAATTTGGCAGCCTTCCCTGCAACGGGTGAAACAGGAAAAATTTACGTTGCGATCGATACCAACAAAACCTACCGTTGGTCAGGTTCTGTTTATGTGTACATTACTTCTGGTGCAGTTGACAGTGTGGCCGGCAAAACGGGCATTGTTAGCTTAGTTAAAGCCGATGTAGGCTTAGCTAACGTTGATAATACAAGTGATGCGAATAAACCGTTATCTACAGCAGGCATTAGTGCGTTAGCCTTAAAAGCTAATTTAGCCTCACCTACCTTTACGGGTACAGTGTCGGGTATCACTAAAGCAATGGTGGGGTTAGGCAACGTTGATAATACTACTGATGCAGCTAAACCTATTTCTACCTTAACCCAAGCTGCACTGACAAGTTTAGACACCACGTTAAAAGCGTATGCAGACAACTCTGCTACGCAAGGTGGATCGTTACCCAAGCTTGAGCAGTTAATTGTTACGGCAAATAAAATTGTCTTAACTAAAGCGCCAAAAGCTGGAATCAACGGCATTATGAACTTTGGTACAGTGCGTTATATAGACAGCAACGGCATTGCTTATGATGCCCCTGTGCTGGCAGACGGTACCGACGTAAGCGGCAAAACATTTACTGTTTCGGTTGATACGTCTGGTCAATGGGACACGTTTAGCGTTGCTGTGCAATATATGTATGTAAACGTATAAAAGCCTAGTGTCCACGCTTTGGTGGGCATGGCTATTGATAAATCCCCCCCCCACTTTTTTTAAAGTGGGGGGGGGTTAATTTTTACTTTTAAGGACTGCAAATGGCTATATTAATTGCGAATGACGGCGATAAAATCGTCAATACGATCGCAGAAAGAGATGCGATTATAAAAAAATTTGATGGCATGGAAGTCACTGTAAAAGATGCGATTGCTGATGTCATGGTCGGCGGAGGCCGCGCAGGCTACCAGTGGGACACTGGTGCACAAGTATGGAAACTGGTGTGGAAACACAACAAAGATGATTTGGTGTTTGTAACAGAAAACCTACCCATCAGCAACGGCCTAGTCACCTTAACCAACAGCCCACAAAGTGCCTTAGTGTGGGATAGTTTTGTGACCGATGCAGCGGGAAACATGCTGGTAAAACTAAGCAATCCACAGGTAACAGGTAAAAGTGTCAGCATAGGCTCAGCCGACTATAACGGCGAAACCTTATGGGTGTCCTATGCCTATGGAAAAATTCAGGCAGCCGTGCAAGCAACGGCAATAGCCAAAGTAGCATCAACAGATAATGCCTTAGTTAGATTTAACGGTACTACAGGGGAAGTACAGAATAGCTTGGTTGTTGTTGATGATGCAGGTCGAGTTGGATTTGGTTCGCAAGGGGCTAGTTCTAACAGTTTGATGCGCGCAATGTTTGAAGGTGTGTCTACGTCTGGAGCAACTCAGTTTGGTATCTTGTTTAAACCAACATACCCAAACGATGTCACTTCGGATTTAATCAATTTTTACGCTGCCTGTAACTTAACAGCGGGAGCAAACTTAGTAAACGCCTACGGTATATTTGTAGAGGCTGGTAATTATGCTGGAAGCAGTGTTACTAATAAGTACGGTATCTTCCAAAAAGGTGTAAATGACTGTAACTATTTTGCAGGCAATGTACTTATAGGCACAACAACAGACGATGGCGTAAATAAGTTGCAGGTGAGTGGTAGTACTGTGTTTAGTGTTGATACAACATCTCTTCAAACAAAAAATATTGTATCTTTCGATGCGGGAGTGAATTGGGGAATTCAGTTTAAACAGCACCATACAGGTTCTGCTATTCAGTACCACCTTGTACAAAAGTGGGGAAACACTTCCGAACTGCATTTATTAACCTTCCGTTCAGGTCAGGTCGGTATTGGCACTTTTGAACCTCATCAGTCTAGCAAGGTTGACATACAATCTACAACGCAGGGTGTTAGATTTCCTAACATGACCACAGCACAGAAAAATGCTATAACACCTAATGCTGCTGGGAATGTTGTTTTTGATACTACACTGGGCAAACTATGTGTCAACACAGGTGCAGGTTGGCAAACAATAACTTCGGCTTAATTTAAAATAGGAAACTAAACATGGCAATTCAAACAAACTATGATTTTAACGGCTTAACTATTCCTAATGCTTATGTTCGCATTGACCGTTTATGGGGTTCTTCACGAGAAGGTTGGAACTCTCTTGTCGGCGTATACATGGAAGTTGCTGTACCTGCAATTCCAGCTGTAGGTCTTGAAGGTGAGGAAGGTTACGTTCCCGCTCAACCTGAAACTATGGCTAAAAACTTAATCAAAGAATTTAATCATTCTGCACCTTATGTAGCTACAGAAAGAGGTTATGTATCTTTATACACTTCTTTGATGACTGATTTAGGTGGTGTTGCGGTTTAATATCTAGGTAGAGACGCGCTACAGCGCGTCTCTACGTTATTATTTTATTAGGAGATAACTTATGCAAGACTACACAATCAACGTAAACCTATTAACCAGCTTATTAAATTACCTGGTTACTAAACCCTTTGCAGAAGTGCATGAATTGGTGGCAGCCATACAGAAATTAAGCCCTATTGAACAGGCCAGCGCCGCACCAGAGCACCTAGACAAATAAACTATTGGTTTTGTCGAGCCACCCGAAGGCGCGTGGATTGAAACAAACAAAATAAGGACACCGCATGGGATTTTTAATGGGCAGCAACAGCAGCGCTCAAGCACAAAAATTATCTGCCATACAGATCCAAACTATGGGCTATGGTGCGCCCATACAACTGTGCTATGGCAGCAACCGCGTCAGCCCAACGCTTGGCTATAGCACCGACTTTACTGCCACCTACAAAGAAAGCGGCAAAGGCGGCAGCAGTGGTAGCTACACCTACACCGCCACGATCATATTATTTATTGGTGAAGGCACCTTAGGCGGGTATGGCAAAGTCTGGAAAGATAAAGATATTTACGACACCACCACCAAAGCAGGGTTTAGCCATACCACCACCGGCACCACCACCCAAGCACTCTGGGGCGACTTACTCCCTAAACATCAAGACCAAGCCTTAACCTACGCTGGCACCGCTTACCTCAGTGCCAAAGACTACGACTTAGGGCAAGGCGCGAGTTTAGGTAATCACTCCATCGAAGTACGCGGCCATGCATTAAGCAGCATCTCCACAGATGTTAACTACACCGATGCGTATATAAGGGATATTATTAATGATTTTTTAACCAATCCACATTATGGCGCAATTTCAGCTAGCACCGCCACCTTACCTTTAGACTTAAGCCTCCTACACACTTACACACAGGCCGCAGGACTGCTGATCAGTCCGCTGCTCAGCAGCCAAAAACCCGCACACGAGTACCTAAGCGAATGGGCAACCGTGGCTAATTGCGGCATTGTCTGGAGTGAAGGCACGCTTAAATTCATCCCCTACGATGACGAAAACCTAAGCGGCAACGGCACAAACTATCAGGCCGACACCGAGATACGTTACCACTTTAACGATGACAACTTAAGCACGCCCTTAAAACCCACGCGCAAAAAACACATCGATTGCTACAACAAGCTAAGCATAGAATGCTTAAACCGTGCCAATGCCTACAATAAACACACTGTGGAAGCCAAAGACCAGGCAGAAATTGAACAGTACGGCTTACGCCAAGCGCAAACACTTAGCCTTGAAAGCGTCTGCTTGCCCGACGTAGCGCAAAAAATTGCTTACAATTTACTGTCACGCGGACTGTATATCCGCAATGAATACCAGCTTCACACCTGTTGCGACGCCGACTTCCTTGAGCCGCTAGACTTTGTGACCGTCACCGATGCAAGCTTAGGGCTACACACCACCCGCTGCCGTATTATCGCGCTTGAAGACGAACAAGACGGCAACCTTATCATCACCGTAGAAGAGGCACCAGAAGGCGTATACCATGGCTAATAAAACCAACACGCAAGCGACACAAGGTTACGCACCCAACCACACCACTGTCCCTGCACTGATCAATAAACCCCTTATTTTTGTTGCCCCCGCAGAGTTAACTGTAGCGGGTGGAGAGATATGGATAGCCGTCTCCAACTCCGATCCCAACTATGGTGGCTGTTATGTTTACGCCAGCAATGACAACACCAGCTATAAAAAAATCGGCAAACTAGACGGCAACGCCAAACAAGGCGTGTTAACCAGTGCCTTAAGCAGCGTATCACCACCCTTTGCCGTGCAAGACAGCTTAACGCTTAAACTCAACAACCCAACAGACGACTTAGAATCGGTAAGCCAGCAAACCTTTACTAATAAAGACTCACTGTGCTACGTGGGGGGCGAATTTTTAGTGTACAAAACTGCCACCTTAACCGCGCCCAGCTCCTACACCCTAAGCACCTTAACGCGAGGCTTATACAAGCGCCCCACTGGTGCCGACTTAAATGCCGATTTTTGCTTACTTGACAACGCGATCTTTAAAAAAAGCTTCCCTGCACACAAAGTAGGCACCACCTTATATTTTAAATTTCAGTGTTTTAACTTAGTTGGCAAAGGCTTACAAGACTTAGCCGATCTCTACGCTTACTCCTTTCTAGTCACCGATAACGGTGGCATAAACGCGCTGTTAGCCGACCTGCCTTACCGTGGCACCTTTACCAGCCTTAGCACGTTAACCGCGACACTGCCCACCGCTAAGCCTGGTGATTATGCTCAGGTTAACAGCGGCAACGGCGTACAAAATTATTTTTGGGATCATCGCGCACGAGAATGGTTAAACCTTGCCGTAACCTCCGCCCTAAGCGCTGCCAGCGTACAGCAATACGCCCTTAATGCTGAGGCCGACACCTACCCAACTTTAATCAGCAATTTACAACTGAGCGCGGGCATTTACCAGGTCTTAGGTTACCTTGGCACTAGCGCAGCACTGGGCAGCATAACCATAGCGCTGCGCACCCAAGACAGCACCCTAAGCACCTTAACCAGCAGTGCCTTAGGCTACCATTGGCAAACTGCCAACACCTTACTCAGCCTGAGCCAAAGCACCGATATTGACATCATCATCTGGGGCGAAAACGCACGCTTAAGTACCTTGATTTTTGATGCACAAAGCAGCTTAACCCCAGCCTCAAGCAGCACCATACTTAACACCAACAGCGACATTACCCTTAACACTGACCAACAATTTTTACCGTTAAGCAGTTTACAGTTAATTAACACCGCCTTAGCACCTGTACTAAATAATCAGCTACGCTTGCCAAGCATACCCAGCTCAGATCTACTACTTGGGCGCATGAGCATCTTAAAAGACAGTGGCGAAACAGAAGAGTACAACGACATCAGCTTACACCTTGTCGAGGGCATAGCGTATGCCCGCTTAAACGAGGCAGACGCCATTACCGGAATGGGCAGTGTGTCGTATTTAATTTATGGATGATTATGATTATCAGAGATTTTTATTTTGCCGCCTGGCTCATTGAACAAGGTTATCACTACGCCATACACAACGGCATACTGACCATAAACATAGACCGCTTACCCTATATTCGACTAAAAAAAGACTACGAGCAAGTTAAGCCTTATTACTTACGCATCAAACAAATTATAAAAGAAATTAACAAATCGCGACGTAGTTAACCCATCACGCCGTAATTAACCGACGATAGCTTATGCAAATCTACTCTCTGCGTGCCTATGACACGCAAGCACACCGCCACGTATACTGGCAAAGTAACAACCCAGCAATGGCGCCTGAGGCGACACAACCGCCCTCTGCCAAGGATGCTAACTTGGTTAACACGTGCGTACTGTGTAAAAGCACACAGCACACCGAAGTCTTTGAGTTAACGGATGACACACTTACCCATGTGCTAACGCATGGCTTAAATGGCTATCCACAGGTGTTAATTTTAATGACTTTAAACTCTGGCGACAAAGAACCAATTATTGGGGACGTGCTTTATAAAAGTAAATCTGAATTAAGCATTACCTTTACACAAGCTATCAACTGCGAGGTACATTTATCATGAAATTTTTTACAGACATCGTTTTACAAGGTGTCGCTAAGTTAAAGGCGCCATTTATACAACTGACTCCAGTTGGCAACGCCACCACAGAAATGAACGCAGCACGCGGAGCGCTATATATTGACGTCAATGCAACCAATGACTCAGCGACAGATTATGATGGCTCAGTAGTACAAAGTGTGGTGCAAAAGCAATCGTTAAAATTTAACCTTAACCCAGGCACTGAAGCAAGCACAGCAGACTGGCGTGACGTACTGTCATCATACGATTTTCCCGGCGAGACAGAATATAAAGGCATAAATGGTAGTACGATTGCAGCAGCAACTGGAGCAATACGACGCACCAATGTTTTCGGTGGCAGATTAATAAATTTAAACCTAAGCCCACGATTTCAGTCGGAGGCTACAAGTAAGGCTTATGTTGATTCTAAAAGCTCCTTTTTTGGTAGTTATACGTTTACAGGCACAACATCGGCGTTAACGTACACAAAATCCTCACCGTTAAACCTGCCTAGGCCAGGCATTGTTGTGACCGTCTATCAAATAACCGATACAACCGCAACCACGCAGACAAGGGAAGTCGTGTATCCAGACATCTCCATTACGCGATCGGGCTCAGGTACTGTGGCATTACCTTATCTTTATAACATCACACTAAGCTTTGCCTCGGCACCGGGTGCTGTTGAGTTTTTAGTGGCCTACAATTGTTAACTTTAGCGTAATGCACACCCCAGACCCAAGGCAGTAAAAAAATGAAAATATTAGGCAAGCTGCAAACCACTGACACAACAACCGTCACCAACCTAAACGCAGACACCTTAGACGGCTACAGTAGCGAATATTTTGCCCCCAAAGCAAGCCCTACGTTTACGGGGACGGTGTCGGCCCAAACCGCAACCTTATCCGATGTGCTTACCTTAACCGGCGGCGGGTATAACACCACCTTAGATAGTAAAGGCTATGCTGGCTTATTGGTGAATATCACCGGCACGGGTAGTAGCAGTGCAGTAGAAGCGTTTAAATTAAACCCAGCAGCAGGCAAAGGCTTCCTGTTTGGCAGTGAGCTGTTAACTAAAGCAAATATCCCAACATTTAATCAGGATACTACGGGTTCCTCAGCATCGTGTACAGGCAATGCCGCAACGGTCACCACCAATGCCAACCTAACAGGGCACATCACCTCAACAGGGAATGCAACAGTGCTAGGTTCGTTTAGTTCTGCTCAACTCTTCACAGCGTTAACGGATAAAACCGGTTCTGGTGCCAATGTATTTGCCACATCTCCTAGCTTAGTTACCCCTATTTTGGGCACGCCGCAAAGTGGCAATCTGATTAACTGTACCTTCCCAACATTTAATCAGGATACTACGGGTTCCTCAGCATCGTGTACAGGCAATGCCGCAACGGCAACTAATTTATTAGGGGGAGGGGTCACCACTACCACGGCTGGCGTAATGACAGCCAAATCGCTAGAGCTTAAAGCAGAAATACCAAAAATAACCTTATGGGACATCACCAACTCAACCAACACAGATAAATATTTCTTACAGGCCAATAAAAATGCCTTTTCAATTTCTGCCATATTGGGTGATGTTACGTATCAAGGCAAAAGTAACGCACCGTTATTCATAGAATACAAGGATGACGCAGATGCTGTGAGTAAATCAATGTGGTTGTTTGGGACTAAAATTATTTCATTAGGGGAACTCACCACGGCCATCACTACATTTAAAACAGATACTATAGATAGTGATGATGACGCAAAAGGCTATAGCAAAAGAAACCACCACCACACCGCGCTACGTTTTAATTCCGTCTTGTATGCACCCTCTTTATCCGCTGAGGCAAACACTCTTGTGGCAAGGGATGTCAATGGAGCTATCGCCGCAAGCCTGCCTTATAGTAGCATAACAGGCACGCCCACTAAAGCTACCACAAAGCCCAGCTATGCTTACAGCGAGATAACAGGCACGCCCACTATCCCCACAACTTTACCTGCTTCAGATGTATATGCATGGGCTAAAGCTACCGCAAAGCCTAGCTATGCTTACAGTGAGATAACAGGCACGCCCACAACTTTACCTGCTTCAGATGTATATGCATGGGCTAAAGCTACCGCAAAGCCTAGCTATGCTTACAGCGAGATAACAGGCACGCCCACTATCCCCACAACTTTACCTGCTTCAGATGTATATGCATGGGCTAAAGCTACCGCAAAGCCTAGCTATAATTACAGTGAGATAACAGGCAATGTAACGGGTACACTCACCATAGCGGGCGGAGCGCAAATACAAGGAGGTGCGCAAGCAAGCATATCAATAGGCACTATAACTACTTCCAGGACATTAGATGTAGGCGGCGCACTAACCGTAGGCGGCTCAACCACTATCGTAGGCGGCACGTACTCAACAACCTGGGCAAAAGCCTCAGATGATCGGTTAAAAACCAGACTAGCTACGCTTAATAACGTACTGCCTGCACTTAACAGCTTAACGTGCTTTAACTATACGTATAATCAGCTATATCAAGCCATAACCGGACAGCTCGATAACCGCAGGTATTTAGGGCTAAGTGCGCAAGAACTTAACCACGCCTTCCCAACCGTAGTAGTAAACAACACACTTACAGATACTGAAGGAAATAGTTATCTGGGCGTAAGCTACGAGGCCTTAATTCCTGTCATCATACAAGCTATAAAAGAATTAACCACCGCAATTGAAGACTTAAAACAACCAACAATTTAAAGCAGAATAGGGGTTTGATTTACCAGATTCGTCGATATATTTACTGAGCCCAAAATTGGACTCAGTAAAATTTAGCGATTACTTTATTTAGGTCATTACCGATTGTTCGCCAGTCGTTAGTTAGAGCTTGTGCTGGGCTTATAATTGGCATTGCAATTTGTTTAACTTCATGTACTGGAGGAGCGTCAAAATGATCAAATAGCATTATAGGAGAAGAAAGCCCTTTGATAAAACCATGTCTTAAGGCTTGCTTTGGTGTTGCTGAAAAATCGATGATAACCATATCCTGCTCTCATAAAAAAACCGCATAAAGCGGCTAGTGCGCTGTTTTGTTCCAAGAGGTCAAGCCCGTGTAGTTATGTAACTACAGGGCATAGCATACTCGAAACATTTTGGGAGTGTCAAATTAGAGCAATTTCACTATCACAGCTTTAGATGCAATACTGCGCCTTGAAGTGGTTTTTATATAACATATTGATATATAAAAAAATCATACCGCCTGCAAAGCCATCTACGCCGGTTCGATTCCGGCCGCAACCTCCAATAAATACAACCGCTTACGAGCGGTTTTTTTATGTCTGGGGTTTATTTAGCTTGCATATATAAGCAAAAAAAGTGTAAAAATAGCCAAAAAACGACTAAAGAAGTGGTTAAAACCACTCGGCATTCTATTGGCAAGGGGTCTATTTAAGTTATGGCAACAATCAGGCAGCGTTCGGCTGGAAGTTTTGAAATTATTATACGGCGCAAGGGACTTTTGCCTAAGCCGCATTATGCGAGTGCTGAAACACGAGAAGAGGCTGAAAAATATGCAGCGACTCTTGAAAAGCTTTTGGATCAAGGGATTGTCCCAGTTGAGTTACTTGTCACTGATGAGCCTGTTGTGCATACCGTTGACGTGTGGGCGCGTGAATATTTGCAAATTGTAGCCGTGTCAGAGTCTGATCGTATTTTACTCAATTCCCTGCTTGTTTTGATGTCAAAATGGAAAACATCAGCGATTAACATCGATTGGGCGCAACAGTGGGTCACTAGCATGAAGCGCGTGGATAGACTTGCACCGTCATCTATCCGGCATAAAGTTGGTGCAGTGGCGAGATTGCTGGATTGGTGCGTTAGGCGTGGCAATCTTGGCAGTAATCCCTTGCGCTTATTGCCTAATCGATATGCCAGTTATACGCCCGCTGACGGCGAGGCAAAAGAGGATATTGAGCGTGACAGACGGTTAAATGAAGGAGAATATGAGCGCATTTTGTGTATTATTGACGGCGGTGTTCCTGATAACTTTCAGCGCGGGATCGTGCAAGATAATTTAGCCTGGCGTTTGATGTTTGTTTTAGCGGTTGAAACGGCTATGCGTCTTCGAGAAACGTACACGCTATCTATCGGTCAGGTTGACCTTGGTAAAAAGACCATTTTTTTGGATAAAACAAAAAATGGTGATAAGCGTCAAGTGCCGCTGTCATCGATTGCCATTCAAGCCTTATCTGATTGGCAAGGTAAAAGCGATTTAATCTTTCCGTTTTGGGACGGTAGAAAAGAATCATTACGGCGCACAACGCTTAAATTAAGCCGCAAATGGTCAACGATTGCCAAGCTTGCAGGGTGTGATGATTTACACTGGCATGATTTACGACACGAAGCGGTGTGTAGATTGTATGAAAAAACAAAAATGACGGATTTACAGATTGCTAAAATAAGCGGTCATAAAGATTTACGCATGTTAAAGCGTTACAGTAATTTGCGCGGATCAGATTTAGCTGAAATGATGTGGTAAGGTAATTAAGCATATTTAGAAAAATCAATGGGTTCGTTTTTTGGTCTTCCACGTTTGTTTTGCGTGGATTTATTTTTATTCTGTTTTTCAGATTCGCGTTTCTGCTGTTTTTCTAATTCGCGTTGACGCTGTTGTTGTGAGGCTTTATCAGCCATATAGCTGATAAGCTGGTCAGTGACAAAACGCCAATCATCGCCTAATTTAAATGCGGGTATATCGCCTTCTAAAGCAAGTGTGCAAACATAAGCCGGTGACATTTGTAATAATTGTGCGGCTTCTTTGCTGTTGATTATGGGTTTACTGCTCATGATTTTTCTCTTGTTGTTAGTAATATTTTCATAAGGCGGGTTTATTAGTTCTAATGATAGGTCTTACATTTATTTTAGGACGCGCTAACGTCCACCATGTAAATGAAATCAAAATGATTTTTAATTTTTATAAATCATTAGACAACCCGATGACGCAATGTTTTGCGTCCATTAGGCTGTCTAATTAGCGTTATACATCATCAGGGCATCCTTTTATCTCCCTAGTTCCACATAGCCAATCATGTGAGCGGAACTTGTAGCCTTGACCTTGGTTGAATGTTCCTGGGTCTTCTCTAGGCCAGTAGCACTTTCTTGTTGGGCAGTTTTTGTCGCAGACATCAACCATCTTTTTTAAGTTTTTATCTTTCAACTTCATAAAATGCATAACTCTTAGTTCAAGCGGAAAAGCCGCCCGAAGCTCGTTTGTTTTTTAAAGTCCCGTGCGCGGCTTTCCGCTTAACACGGCGTTAAAATCAATCACTTTATGTCTAGTCAAAACGGCACATCCTCAGCCCAACTTTCACAATCGCTTAAATAAAACGTTGTGGGTGGGTTACTATTAAATACGGTGCAATGGCCTTCAAGAAAATTAAAGCATTGGTTACAATCACACACAGCGGGTTGATTAAGCACGTCATCCAAAAAATGCTGTGTCGCATTGATAAGGCGCTGTTTAGATGCCGGGGTTAACATGGCTTTTCTCCTATAAATTTGGTGATGTCTTTATAAGGGGTATTAAAATCTACCTCTATGTGAGTAAAGGGTTTAAAGGTTATATCTCCCGCTTCAAATAATCGCATAGCGGCATGGACATCGATGGGATAAGTATCGCTAGTCATGTTAATAAGCTTCTCCAATTCTTTTACTGCCTTATGCTGAGCATAACCTTCCCAGCCCAGCATTAGATTCTTGCTATAACAGACCAAACCTGACCGTACTTTAATAACTAAATAGGGTTTGTTTGTTTTTTTCGCTATTGCGCTATGACAATAAATCTCATCCACAGGTAATAACACTTTGCCCATCAGTAATATTTCTGCACCCGACAGACTGGGATTGATATTAATAGCTGGTGGTGGGAACACATAACCACACATTGCACAGCTACCAACGCCCGGTGGACAAGAGGCTCCACATTCTGGGCAGATTTTTACTATCGCTTCAGTTGGTTCTTTTTTCTTTGTGGGTTCATTGCGTCCGTAGACCTGATTAACTGGCCCCAAGCGTGCGGTGGTATCGGTAAAATCAAGCCATAAACAGTTATCTTTACCGGGTGCAATACGCATACCACGACCGGCAATTTGCACATAAAGCACTGGGCTTTTAGTATTGCGTACCAGGGCAATCATATCGACTTCAGGCACGTCAAAGCCGGTGGTCAACACAGCTACATTGCAAATACAGCGAATCAGACCAGATTTAAACCGGGCAATGAGCTGCTCACGTTCTTTCTTGGGTGTTTTTGCTGAGATAACTTGGCAAGACACGCCTCTGTTGCTTAGTGCTTGGCTCATGTGGGTGGCGTGTTCAACCGTTACACAATAGACCAGCCACTTTTTACGCTCTGCGCCATGGCTAATGATTTCATCAGCAATCGTTTCAGTGAGTTCGGCTTTATCCAAGAGCGCCGCTAATTCTGCAATGACATAATCACCGGCGGTGGTTTTAATCGATTCAGCACTCACCTGAGTTGTAGCCGCAGCCAATACCAAGGGCGACAAAAAACCTTCTTGTAGCAGTTTGGTCATCGGGATGTGTGCGGCTATGTCAGTAAACAAACGGTCTTTGCCTTCCGTTAACCATATCCCGTTACCGCGAAATGGCGTACCTGTCCAGCCCACTACGCGGACATTGCTGTTATGGCGTTGCAGCATGGTGATTAATTGCCGGTACATACCGGTTGCAGCACGATTAACTAAGTGGCATTCATCAATTAAAACCAAATCAAAATACCCCAGCTTTTCACCTCGCTTATGCAAACTGCCAATGGTACCGATTACGACATCTTTATCATGAACAAAATCTTTTCGACCAAGACTGGCAGAGATCACGCCAAAGCGTATATTTTTAGCCAAGGATTGCAGCTTGTGCATATTCTGTTCACACAATTCTTTACTGGGTGTAATCATCAATAACCGTGCCTTACCTTCAAAGCCATTAACGGCTTCTTGGCAAAGTTGCGCCAACATGATGCTTTTACCTGCGCCTACGCAGGCGTTAACAATCGGGTGGCCGGTCGGGTTGGTTCTAAACCAGTTATACAGGCTGTCAAGCCCGCCGCGTTGGTAGGATCTTAGTGAGTAGTTCATAAAACCACCCTCGCACCCATCGTTACCCGTAACTCGGTAACGACTTCATCTTTTAAAACATGCGCATTAAGCCCGGATGTCTGGCTGATGGCATACAATTCTTTAGAGCTAAACACATGCGGATTAGGTTCGGTAGTGTAGCTATTGACAAAGCCGGTGTTGTCTTCAGTGACATAACGTGCGGCCACGCTACCCAAGTCTTTAAGCGTGCTATGTGGCATCAAGGCCGGCAAGTAGTTATGGTTGTTGCAGCCAACGCGCTGGCTACCGATTGATAGATCACTTTGTTTAAAAGCGCACCACCAGGCACCGTTGTTTAAATCCATACGCGCCACGGCAAAGCGGCAGTTACGGCAATTAGGCGCTGGCAGTTTGTCACCCCAATAAATGGCTTGGGCTTCTTCGCTCATAAACTTGGCTTCAAACCATTCACGCTTGGGATAGCTGGAGGCGGGGGGTTCATTATGGGTAATCAGGCGCTCTGCTCTGGCTATCATGGCATCAAAGAACATCGGCTCAAGTCTAACGCGCTCGATGTGCAGTTCGCTGTTGTCTTTGTTATAAGCAACAAACAGCGCCCTATCCATACCGGATGCGCCCATGTAGCACTGTAGTTGGGCATAGTATTCAGGGCTCCATTGCTGTACGCCTTGCTTTTGCAAGACCGCAAAGCGTTTTGATGAGACTGTTTTAACTTCCAATACATGCCAGGTTGCCGGCGCTTCTGGAATGCCGACAATACAACCGTCCATTGATCCCGAAAAATGACCGCCCAGATAAGAGAAATTAAACTGTGCGCCGGTTTGCGGGTTTTTCTCATGTACTGTAACGCCGGGTATGTTGCGCAATAAGGCAATAACTTCGGCTTCTAAAATATGCCCGACTCTAAAAATACGCAGGACTCTTGCGAGTGGCGTGTCAGGCAAGGACCAACGGTATTTAAACCACAAGGACCGCTCGTCTGTTTTGCCTATTTGTGACATGCCTAAGTGGCCACGGGCTTGCTCGATGGGCATAGCGTCATCAATCGCTCGTAGCGTTGTGTTTTTTATAAGGTCATCCTCGTTAGAGGTGAGCGCGTCCTCACGCGCCCAATAACAGGTTGAAGTTGCCATGGCTTAAGTTTTTATACTTGCCAAGGCATCTTGCCAGCGGTTGCAACGGTGGGCTGTTGGGCTGGCGGGCGCTGTTCGGCTACCGGTGCAGGGGTTGGGTTAGGTCTAGCTTGAGCTTGGTAGGTCGGGGCGGGCGCTGCTGAATTAATAATCGCTTCATATTTATTAATGCGGTTTTGATCGCGATAAGCACCTGTTTTGTCCTTTTCAATTATGATAGATGCCAAAAACTCACGACCTTCTAGCTGGCGTACCAGGTTTAAGGTTAAGCGTTGGTTTGGCTCAAGGCCACAGGCAACCAGCCATTTTTTAATATGGCCCAGTGAGATATTAACTACTGACGCTTTAGCATGTTGCACGTTGTAGTTTTCAAAAATCTTACGGTTGCTGAACTCGCCGCCCACGACTTCAAATTCTGCTTTGATCATCATGTTGCCTGCTTTGCTTGATACATGCTCAACCTGCACGCATTGGGTCGGGTATTTTCCGGCAGGGATTAAATCAAACTCTTGTTCATTCACATCGCCTAAATCAGCGCCAAAATCAAAATCATCATTATTTTCGTACATAGTTAAGCTCCAGTTTTTTCGGTAAGTTGTGGGTTATTAAAGGTTTGGTAAGCATTCCAGAACGTCGGCCAATCAAGCGGCATACGTTCCGGCAGGTTGTAGCGGTTTTTTGCATCATAAGCCGCGCTACGGGTGGTGTAGATCAAGCGCTTGCCAAAGCTTTTGCCTTTGGTCTTTGCGCCTAAATCATCTTTTTGCACAATGCTGGTATCAAAGTTGGTGAACAATAAAACATCACACCATTCTTTCAACATGGCTTCGTTACGTTTTTCGAGTTTCATCAAATAACGGTCATAACTGGACTCCAGCATAGGGTCGTTGTGTGGCTTTACTTGAGCATGGGCAATAATAATAATGTTCATACCCTTGGCATACAGTGCGTCAAAGCCTTGTAACAGTTTTCTAAACTGCTCACCAACAATGACCCAGCCCTTGCCGTAGCCCATCGATTCAATACTGGACACTTTGTTGATCTCGCAGACGTGAGCACGAACAATCTGTTCGGCCCAGTCAGCAGAATCAAGCACCAGTGTTTCAAAGGCGTGTTGATCGGTGTAAAGCGTACCGATAGCCTCTAACATCTCGCCGAAGTTGTCCGGCTGAGGAAACCGCGCTACATCTAAATGCGCTGTACCGTCTTCAGCGTTAAGAAAGATAGGTGCAGGGGACGCGGCTGCAAAACTTGACTTTCCTACACCTTCCACTCCGTAAACAACCATACGTAGGGGTTTTTGTTGGCGACCGATAATTAGATTGGTCAAAGACATCTTGCTCATGACGATGCCTTTACTGATAAGGCAGGTTTTTTGGCTTTAAGCGTCAAGGCACTGGCAAGTTTTTGCCAAAGGTCAGGGTATTCCGCCTCAATCTCCTTAGCGGCTTTCCGGTCTTCAGTCAGCGACTGCTTGAAAGGAAAGAACTCTTCTTTGATGTCCGTACTTAACTCCCACAGCTTTTCAGAGTCCCAAGAGCGGGTAAAGCCGGTCGCAATCGAAAGACCGGTGCCTTTAAAGCTGGTAGTGCCTTCGGGTTTCAGTTTTTCGATTACGTCTGGATGGTTTAGGATGGCTCCTTCAAGCCGTAGTCTATTGGCGTTCGCTTCATATTCAGCGGTTTTTGCTGCGGTTAGTAGGTTGATCAGTTCGGGTAGTTCCATGGTTTTGCTCCGGTGTGGTTAAGGTTAAAATAAAGGTGCTGTGTCTCGTACAGCAACGGCTCACGCCCCAGTTAAGGTAGAGAGTTGGTCGTGCGCGGCAGTGGTTTCTTTACACGCACTCACTGCTTACCGTGTGTGCTTATCTCTTAAGAGCCGCGCACCTGCGGTTACCCAACAAAATTTAATAAATAGACGGTGCTTAACATCAGCACTGTGACAGCAGTGAAGATTCTCCAGCCGCTGGTGTTTTGTCTTTCCCACTTTTCTGCTTGCAAGTGATTAAATTGGACTTGCAGGTCCAAGTGCCTTCTAAAATCGCGTTTTAACACGCGATTTTGTGGGATTGTGAGTAAAAGATAGCTGCTCATTTGTAAGCTCCATTGCCTGACGGCAATAATTGCGTTAATTTGGTTACGGCTTCAGCACTGCCAAAGCCGTAATGGTTGCTAAAGTCTGCATTTTTTAAGCCTTTGGTGATGATTGCTAAGGCCAAAAGACTTGTTGTGGTGGTGCGGTCTTGTTTTAAAACCGCTTTGCCTCTTACTTGGTTTTTTCGAACCGGCTTTTTGGCCAAAGCTTCAGGCAGATGAAGCTCGTTGTTAATAAATACGCCTATTATTCCTTTAACCTTGGCGCGGCTGCAGAAGGTATCTCGTAAAATGCCGTATTTTTTTTCAGCTTCTTTGATGCTGATTAATCCATTATTCTGCATCGTAGTCATCCATTACGATGGGGTGATAAGCGTCTATATAAGACTGCATATCAGGGCTGATCAGTAATGCTTGATCAGCCAATAAGCCTGTGCATAGCAAGGCTAAGATGATAACAGCGGCTTTTTTGCCGCGTTGTACGTCTTTGTTTTCGTAGTGTTCCATATGTTTTCTCTTTTTTAGTTAAAAAAACCCGCTTATTACGCGGGTAAATCGGGCATCTCAAAGCCTTGACTAAAGCCACTTTTAAAATGGGTTTAGTCAAGTAAAGAGCGTGTGCTGCGGGTCTGCGGCTGGGGGGTGTTCTTGGGGGCTTCCTGCTCCGTTGTGGTGAATAATACGCTAACGTATAAAATAAAACAAACGAATTCGTATATTTCCAATAAAATAATTCCTTGCCCCACTCTTAAACCAAGAGGGCAAATGATTTATACTGGTTTTATGACTCTTTTTATCCCGCCATCAATCAATATTACCTCCCCAGATACGCTGGAATGGAAGCATTATGCCCATTTATCTAGGGATGATATTAAACGGCGGTGGAGCAGCTCGGCCGGGAAAGGGTTATTGCAGGCGTTATCTGTTGGCGGTTATTCCAGAACGACCCTTGACGCGCAGGTGGGGCGTATTTTTGATAAATATGACTTGCGAGGTATTCCGTTAAATGCTGAGAATTTATCTGGACTTGATTTGTCCGATGTTGATTTTTTTTCCGCCGACCTTTCCGGCGCTGATTTAAGAAGGGCTAATTTATCTGAAAGCTATTTGTCAGAATGCGATGTACGAGGAGCCCGCTTTGATTGGGCTAAGTTAGACAATACGCTAATGGATAATGCTAAATTTGACCATCACACCTGTTTTTTAGGCGTTGATTTGCGCGGGGTTAATTTTACCCTGGCGACGTTACTTTATGATTTAGCGTTATCCCAGCAGCGCATCCAGCAAGTTAAACAGCATTACCCTATATTCTCTTGGTTAATTTGGATAACGTGTGATTATGGCCGCTCATTTACTCGCTATTTGGCGTGGGTATTGGTGTTTGTTGTGGGCTTTGCTGTGCTGTATAGGGCGCTTTTTGATAAATCCTTTCTGGATTGCCTTTATTTTTCGGTAGTAACGTTTGCCACGGTCGGTTACGGCGACATTTTGCCGGCAACTGATGTCGCTAAAATTGCCGTTATCCTTGAAATTGTCATTGGCTATCTAATGGGCGGCTTGTTAATTGCTATTTTGGCCAAACGGGTTATGGGGTAATAATTTCTTGCCCCTATTTTCAGGCACAAAAAAACCGCAGTTAAGCGGTTTGTGGTATTAAAAACCCCGCTTGGGGCGGGTTTAGTTTGGTTTTATTCTTATTAATATATAAAAACTTGTATAATTTATTGCATGACTTATACTTAGCCACATGAAAAAAACTATATTTTTAGGTAGTAGCAAAGACGATCTTCGGGGCTTTTCGGAAGAGGCGAGGCGTGATGCCGGTATTGAGCTTTATCAAGTTCAATTGGGTCTTGATCCCTCAGACTGGAAGCCTATGCCCTGTATTGGTTCTGGTGTGCGTGAAATACGGATAAGAGCAAGCGGGATCTATCGGGTTATTTATTTAGCGTCACGCCCTGAGGGTGTTTATGTGCTGCATTGCTTTCAGAAGAAAACCCAGAAAACCGCACCGCGTGACCTTGAATTAGCCAAGTTACGCTTTAAACAAATTGGAGAAAAATCATGACAGAAATTATTGAAGCGGGTGAAAATTTATTTATAGCACTAGGCTTTCCACCACATGAGGCTGAGGTATTGCAGATGCGGGCTGATTTAATGGCAAAACTAAGGCTATGGATTAGAGATAACGGATTAACACAGGAAGAAGCCGCTGAAAGGCTTGGAATTACTCAATCACGAGTATCTAACTTGGTGCGGGGTCAGTGGAAGAAATTCAGTTTGGATATGTTGTTGGCGCTTGCCATTAAAGCAGGGTTGCAGTTTAAGATTGAATTGGACTGGGCGGCTTAGGCGATTAAATGACGTACTGGTGATTGATGTCATCAACATTGGTATAAGAGGAGATATTTACAAATGAACGTACAATTTATTGAGCAAAACGGCCTGCGGCAATACGCTATTGTACCCGCTGACACTTACGCCTTATTGCTTGAAAAAGCGGAAATGCTGGATGATATAAAGGCTTATGATGAAGCACTGGCAAGTGACGATGAATTGATACCTAGCGAGGTCGTTAATCGTCTGATAGATGGTGAAAATAAAATTAAGGTCTGGCGTGAATACCGTGGGATGAGTCAGGCAGTGTTGGCGGATAAAGCATGTATAGCCCAAGCTACTGTTGCCCAAATGGAAGGCGGGAAGCGGGTAGGGAGTATTGCTGTGATTAAAAAGATAGCCGAAGTGTTAAATGTTGATCTTGATGATTTAGTTTAGGCAATAAAAAACCCGCTTGCGGCGGGTTAATAGAGTGATATTATTTAAGCAGCTCGCTTCCAGCCTGAATCATAATCCTTAAATAATTCTTTTTCCTGTTCTTTTTCATCAATATCTTTAATTCTAGCGATTAATTCTAATATGCCTGTTTTTTCACCATAAAACTCAATTAAACAGGCTCTTAGCATTCTATCTGCCCACTTGGGGGCTTTACCGCTTTTTTCCCATCTTGCAACTGACTGCTCATCTTTGCCGATCAAGTCGGCTAAAGCTTTTTGCGATAAGTCGAGTTCTTTACGCAAAAATCTAAACTCCTCCCCGCTAAGTGTAGGCTTATTGTAGATAAGGTTATGAGCAATAGCCTTATTTAATCCAAAGACATCAGTAATGGATACGCACTGCCCATACTCAGGGTCGTCTAGCGTAGTGTAGCCATTAACAAGCCAAATGTTATTTAATCCGCTTTCTTGATAGTGATACATATTACCCGCCTCATTCAAAACACAGTCACAACAACTATGTACTCTCCGTTATTATTATATTTAAAGGCAGTTGCTACGGTTACTGCGCTGCCTGATGTGTAATGATCAATTGTACACCGCCAATCTCCCTTTATGTCTCTATAGGGTGATTCGCTAATCCTGCCTTTCTCTATACAGGTTAAAACCTGCTTAAGGGTAATGTTCCGTTCTGTCATTCGCTTTTTAGAAAGAAAATCGAGTATCTCATTTGATGACATGATGAAAAGTTATTATACGCGCCATGCGCGGCAATTATACGGTGACGATAGCACCGAGCAAAGCGAGTAAGACGGGGTTTTTGGTAAATAAAAACTGAATGAGCTATCATTATCAATAATACTTAACTACCTGACATTTATGATGAGTCATACAGCATTTCAAATTATTTATGATGGCCCAGCACTGGAAGATAGCACAATGGATGTGCACGACTTAGCGCCAGCCCTGCTTGCCTTGGGCGATGTGATTGAGCAAGCAAACGGCGTTATTAATGACAAAAAAGCCGTTATAACACTTAAAGTAAGGGCTAGTTTTAAGACGGGGTGCTTTGGAATTGAGTTTGATGTTGCCCAGACTTTACTAGAGCAAACAAAGTCGCTATTTACTGCGTCAGGAATAGCTGACGCTAAAGATATAGTTGACTACATAGGTTTTGCATGTAGCCCAGCATTGGGTCTTGTTGGGTTTATGAAGTGGCTTAAAGGCAGGAAAATTACGCATGTAGAGCATGTTGACGGCCATAAATCCATCATTAAGGTTAACGATGAATCCACTGAAGTAGATGACCTGGTTATTGCGCTATATCGTGACATAGCATTGCGTAAAGCCTTAGCCAAGGCGGTAACCGAGCAGCTTGATAAAGATGGTATTGATTCCGTAGCATTTAGGGTTGGCATTGAGCCTATTTTTAATGTTATCGAAAAGGATGAAAGACACTGGTTTCAGGCTGTCGGTGATGAAGAGGAAATAAGTGACAATACAGTAAGAATGGTTCTGGTAATCGAATCACCTGTATTTAAAAAAGACAATAAGTGGAAGTTTAATGCAGGCGGCCCCGGATTTTTTGCCGCCATAGAGGACGCTGACTTTCTAAGTCGAGTAGAGTCGGGATCAGAGCTTTTTGGCAAGGGTGATTACTTGACAGCTCAAGTTAATGTTAAGCAATTTATTAGCATGGGCAGCTTAACAACAGAATACGTTATCATCCATGTCCTAGACCATAAAAGACCGCCTTCGCAGTCTTCATTATTAAATTAATCCCCGCTAAACCCCACGACTAACCCGCCTTGATCGGGTTTTTTATTGCCTCATGGCTTGCCGGGCTGCTTGCGCAAGAAAGCCTGATCGCGTAGCCCCATGCGCTTTAGCATAGGTGTCAATCTCACTAACCAGGCTTTGTGGCATTGAGATATTCAGCCGTACCGGCTTGGTTTCCAGCTTGGTAA